AGCATATACTTTACTCAAGAGAAGATGGAACATATGGGAATCCCAGAGGGGATTGTACCGGAAGGGGGCTGGTGGATTGGGTTCAAGATTTCTGATGAGGCCGTTTTCAACCGGGTTGTATCTGGTGAATTGAAGATGTTTTCCATACAAGGGGAAGGGATCAGGGAAGAGGTGGTGGCCTGATGGCTAATAAGTTGATCGCCACAAAAATCAAGCGCGTAGACTTAGTAGACCTGGGTGCCAACTTGGATATTAAGTCTGGACAAGGGGCTTACGTCACTTTATTCAAGAGCGCAACTCAGAAGCAAGAGAATCCAGTTAAAACAGAGGGTGGGGTAGAGTACCCGGCCAGTGCTTACGCTTATACACCTGACCTGGAAAAACCGTCCACGTGGAAGCTCCGCCTGTGGGAGGATAAGGACAAAAAGGAGACTGCCATTCAGGTGGGCCGGGCCGTGGCCGCTTTGGGGCCGTCCGGGTTCCGGGGGAACAAGGTGCAAATCCCCACGGAGGACCTACCCAAAGTGAAAGCCAAGGTGCTAGCAGCCTGGCGCCTGCAGCATCCGGATTCTGAGAAGGGGGACACCCCTTCCGCACTAAAAAAGTCTGTTGACAAGGAGGGAAAGGTGGCTGACTTGCTGAAAAAGATGGTAACTGCTCTGGGCAAGGCTTTCAGTCTCTCAGAGGAGAAGGTCCAGGAGTTTGAGAAGCAAATGGAAGTCATGGGGCACGAGGAGGGGGCCAAGCTTTTCTCTGACACTTTGGTGGACCGGAAGCGGGAAGAGAAGTACCAGGACGTTTGTAGTGAGATCTGGGATTACACCTATGCTCTTCAAGCCGCTGTGCAGGACACATTGAAAGACGAGTCCGCTGACCGGGAGGGTATGATCCGGCAGTCCTTATTGCAGTTCATGTCCACCATGGAGGGGGCACTGCCGGTTTGGATGACTGGGGAGCCTGTGACTAAGATCGGGAGAAAGATTTCCGGGGGCCGCTTGACCCGGTTAAAGGCTATGAAAGATGAGTTGGAAAAGTTGATTGTGGAGGCCGAGGGGCCTCCGGCGGAAGGAACCACGAACAAGGAGGTCACGGTGACAAAAGAGGAGTTGGAGGAGTTGGAGAAGGCGCGGGCCAAAGCTGCTGATGAGGCAATTGCTCTGCAGGCCAAGCTGGGCAGTCTCCAGGCCAAGTACGACGCTCTGCTGGAGAGCCACGCGGCTATGAAGGAGAAGATGGGCAAGAGTGCCGCTGAGGCCGGGGATACTGAGGAATTGCTCAAGGATGCGGACCCGATGGTCAAAGCGGCTTTTGCCTCTCTGAAGGGGGACGTGGAGAGGTCAAGGGCTGAGGCTAAGACGGAGCGGGAAGCCCGTATTCAAAAGGAATTCGAGGGCAAGGCAGCGGGGTTGAAGAGCCTGCCCGGGATGGAGGCTTCTAAGTTGGCTGCCCTCTTGAAGAGCCTGTCCGAGAAGATCCTTCCCGAGGAGTTTATGTCATTGGACGGGTTGCTCAAAGCTGCCTCTGAGGCCATCACCAGTGGGGCAATCTTCAAGGAGTTTGGATCTGTTGGAGATGGTCCTGTGGCCTCTGGGGCATTGGGCAAACTCAATAAGCTGGCTGAGGAAAAGGTGGAAAAGGGCTTGGCTAAAACTAAGCAGCAGGCCATGGCCTTGGTGGCAAAGGAAAACCCCACTCTGTACCAGGAGTACAAGAAGGAGAACAGGCAGGTCGTTCAGTAACACAGGCCTTGCTGGGCTGTGTAGGGCTTGATTTGATCCCAGTAGGAAGAGGAGGAGATAGCAGATGGCTTTTGAGGTTCCTGGATTTGAGTTTGGCTGCTTGAACGCGGCCTCTGATCTGAGCGCAAAACAGTTCACTGCAGTAGTGGTGGACTCTGATGGGGAACTGGATTCCCCTGGCTCCGACGGGTTGATGATTGCCGGGGTCACACAGAATGACCCCACTTCCGGTAAGGCCGTGAAGGTGATGAAGTCAGGGATCACAAAGATGGTGACCAACAACTCGGCAATCCTACGGGGCTCCAAGGTCATGGCTAAGGCCACCACTGGCCGTGCCGCCTTGGCTACCGGGACCAATATTGTGATTGGTACCGCCCTGGAAGCGAATGGGAGCAATAACGGGGCCTTAATTGCAGTGCTCCTGGATGGGCCGTCTCACAACGCCTTGGCCTAGACTGGGGATTGAAGGAGAGAGGAGTTTAAGGTTCGTTGTTGATGAACCCTTCCACAGTACGGTTCCACGAGCTTCTAATCCGTCACCTTAAGGGTATGGTGAAAGCCTATGAGTTTTGGCTACGGGAGCAGCAAGGACAGTCTGTGGTAGGGATGGGAATTGAGGAGAAGCCGCACCTGGGCACTGCCTGGGACTCCGCTCCCTCTGATGGGGCCGTAAAGGGGCCTGTCAGGGGCGCAGCCGCGTCAGTAGAGAGCACGTCACACCCCAAGTCGGTAACACAAACAGCAAATTCAGAACAAGGAGGGAATTGACGAATGCCTCAGCCTACTGCCGGTGATGTACATGTGGACGCCGTTTTGACAAACATTTCGGTGGCATTCATACAGGATCAGAAGATGTATGTTGCCACCAAGGTGTTCCCTGTCATTCCGGTGGACAAACAGTCCAACAAGTATTATTCATTTGACAAGAACGATTGGTTCCGTGACGAGGCCAAACCACGGGCTGATGCCACGGAGTCAGCTGGGTCAGGATACGGGCTTTCCACGGACACCTACTTCTGTGACCCGTATGCCATTCACAAGGACGTGGGTAATCAGGCCCGCAAGAACGCGGACCCGGGGGTTAACTTGGACGAAAGCGCCACCCGGTTTGTCACCGGGCGGATGCTTTTGCGCCAGGAAATCCAGTGGGTGACTGACTATTTTGCCCTTGGGATCTGGGGAACGGACGTGGAGGGAGGAGCCGGGAACGACTTTACCCAGTGGAATGATTACGCGGACTCCGACCCCCTGGATGACTTCGAGGGTGGAAAGGAGCAGGTCCTCTCCACTACCGGTTATGAGGCCAACACCCTGGTGTTAGGTTATCAGGTGTGGCGTAAGCTGAAGCGCCACCCGGACTTGGTGGACTTGATCAAGTACACCGGGAGGGACTCTATCACCCCGGAGCTTTTGGCCAAGATCTTGGAGATTGACAATGTGTATGTGGCCAAGGCTGTAAAGGCCACCAACGCGGAAGGGGTCGCAGCGGCTTACGACTTCACACACGGCAAGAACGCCTTGTTGTGCTATGCTAACCCAAACCCTGGCCTCCTGGAACCGAGCGCCGGGTACATTTTCGCCTGGACCGCGTTGAGTGAGGGGCTGGGTGAGGCCATCGGAGTTTCCCAGTTCTACCTCAACAAGGAGAAGGCGGATCGGTTTGAAGCCGAGGCTGGTTGGGACAACAAGGTGGTGGCCTCTGATATGGGATACTTTTATTCGGGGGCCGTGGCCTAGTTTCCTTGGCTTTCACTCCCCTCCCCCTAAATTCGATCAGTGGGGAGGGCTCTGGATAGGGAGGGTTGTCTGTGGCTTCTGAGTTTTATGTGATACGGGCTTTTGATGGGAATCGGCGGTATGAGTCTGGGGAGGTGGTGGAGGCTTCCGGATTCCGGAACCTGCGTAAGCTGATTGATCAGCGGTACTTGAGGCCGGTTGACCCAATAGTCCACCTGCCCGAGGGCGGTAAGGAGCAGAATCGGGTTTTGAGGGACTTGGATGAAGATGATCTTTCCGGCAACGGATTGGACGATGAAGAGGATGCAGTGAGCGCAAGCGTTGCGGCGGCATCCAAGCTTCAACAGCAGAAGACATTGCCTCCCCGCTGCCGGGTGGCCCACAGGAAGCCGGTCTCAGCAAGGAGAATGGAGGAGTAATGGCAGGTTTTTACAATCTGTTGACTAGACACTTTGCCAAATTGGGTGGGATAACCTTCCTGGACGGGGTGCACATATTCTCACACGCTGGGATTCCCACAAATGGGGCCTCTGGGACTATGGCGGGCAAAGCTGCTAAGGGTTCCTTGTGTATAGATTCATTAAACGCGGCTTTGTATCAGAACACAGGGACAAAAGCCTCCCCGACTTGGACAGAGAGATAAGGGGGATTGACTCTTTCTTGCGCTGGAGGCTGAAGAGCCAGTAGCCAACAATGGCTAAAAAGGAGAAGAGCAAAAAATGGGAAACAGGATTACAAAAGGTCAAGCGTACTTTGGGGCTCTGTGGGTTGGGGGGAATCGAGTCTACGGGGACGGCAGGCCCGTATGGAAAAACAGGCGGTACGTTGACCCGGCAGCCGTAACAGGGTCTGGGAAGTCCTGGAAAACAGCTTACACCACAATTCAGGCCGCTGTGAATGCGGCTGTGGCCGGGGATCTGCTCTCCATTGCTCCTGGGGAGTACGATGAGGTGGTGACCCTGGCGGCTGCTGATGTGAAGATTGGAATGGAAGCAGTAGGTGGCCCAGGGTCTGTATATATCAAGCCCTCCGCAGCGGACTCCATTGCCTTGACAAACAACGGCAGCGATAACTACTTTATCAACATCGGCATGGAAGGCAACGGGACTGGAGGTGGGTTCCTGAACAGCGGACTCCGCTGCCGCACCTTTGGAGGAAAGTATGAGGGTGGGGCTTTTGGGGCCAAGATCCGACCGAATGACACTTTGAGTATCGATGCCTCTGACCTGATTATGTTTGACCCGGAGTTCTGTTGGGCAGACTCCGGGCTGATCCTCACCGGGTCTGTGAGCCAAAACCTGACCCAGCCCAGAATCATTGGTGGGAGGTTCCACAACAACGCCGACGCTCACATCAGTGATGGGGTAGGGGCGGACGCCTGGGTGGTGGACGCTCACATCGACGAAGCCAGGTTCCTGCGGAACGAGGACGGAGCAACGCCTACTGTGTTTGTGGACCTCAACAAGGCAAACGATAACGGGCAGTTGGTGTCTTGTCGGTATTCAGTGACGGCGGCGGGGCTGGCCGCTTTGCTTACCCTGGCTGCTGGAGTCCTGAACGTAGATGCGAGGACCGCAGCGTAAGGAATAGGGCCTATGTCCTGGGAGGAGGTTGGGTTTTGGAAAGCTATGCTGGGGTGGCTGGAAGATCCGGTGCGACGTTGGCACATGGTGACACGGATCTTAGAGACTGCCGCCCCGGCATGGCTAGCCTTGCACTTCTTTTGGAAGAGGCTCCCGACTTGGGTTGTGGTTGCGTTGATCCTCTTGGGGGAGTTTTTGTTATATGAGTTCCTTCTGGAGCCACGCATGGGGGCTGGGCCGTACTGGGAACGGGGGCCACGGGACTTTGAAACATTTGTTGTGCCATAAGTAAGGGAGTGGCTATGAAAAAGTTTCTGATCTTGCTAGTTGCTCTTCTGATTGGCTTTGGAGGTCCCTCTCTATCTTGGTCTCAATCTCCTGGGGTGGTTTGTAGCGGGATCTCAGCGCAGCTTGCCCCGTATGACTCAGAGAAGGTCACTGTGGCAGACTCCGCGATCGGGTTCACTTCGGCAAAGATCAGCCCGGCCACCGGCAACATAGCCGTCCTGGCCGTTGTGGTAACGGAGACCTCCTCAATCCGGTACTTGGATACGGGAGTGAATCCAACTGCTACAGATGGAGTCCCAGTGGACGCGGGTGGGGTGGTGCCGGTGTGTGGTCGTACAGCAGTAACCCAGTTCCGTATGATTCGCTCAGGGGCTGTCTCGGCCACGGCTCAAATCATCTACTACCGGGCTCGTTAGTGATGGGAGGGAAGGGGAGATGGCGGATAGTTTCGAGGAGTACCAAAAGCGCCTGTCTGAACTGAAAGAGATGTTCTCCAAAGAGAAGGTCCTGCCTGTTGAGTTTCTGCTGAACCCTGCCGGAGAAAGATGTAAAATTATTGTGGATGGGGAAGACATCTCCCGGTTTGTCACTGGAATAAAGATTGAGGCCAGCATCGGGGAACTCACTAGGATGACTGTTGAGTTCGTCAACTTGGGCATTGTTGTATCTGGAACTGGCCTGGTGGCTTACGTTGAGAAAACTGCGGTTGGGTCTGAAGCCAGATCGCATATTCCGGTGTTTGTTGAATTGGATGGGGAGAAGGTCTCCGGAAAAGGGTTAGGATCATGATAGTGCTGGTGGAATAGGAGAAAGGAAAATTGAAAAAACTCCTTAGCCTTCTTGTTTGTTTGGGGTTGATTTTGTTTGGGGCTGGAACTGCCTCTTCTCAATCTATCCCGTACCCATCCCGGACCACGCTGCCTTTCCTGACTGTATCTGGCGCTATCTCAGGGGATAGTCTTTCCTTGACTACCCCATTGCCGGCGGATAGTGGCGGGACTGGTTTAGACTCTTCCGGCTCAACCGGTGTTCCGCAAATTGTGGCGGGGGCTTGGTCATTCCCTTCCGTGGTCTCTCCGGCGTATGGGGGCACAGGACTTTCTAGTTACGCAATTGGGGACCTGATCTATGCCGACGGAGCTTCCAGCCTGGCGAAGTTGGCCGGGGTGGATACCGGGAATGCTCTGCTTTCGGGGGGAGTTGGGACTGCTCCCGCTTGGGGTAAGATTGGGCTAACAACCCACGTTTCGGGAACCTTGGCTGCCAGCAGTGGTGGAACGGGGCTTTCTTCTTACGCAGTAGGGGATTTGTTATACGCTGACGGAGCCGGTTCGCTCGCAAAGTTGGCTGCTGTGGCCTCCGGTTCTTATTTTTCCAGCGTGGGGGTGGGAGTGGCTCCTGCCTGGGCCACTTTGAATCAAGCGGCGGTTGCAGGTCTTACAACCACCAATAGCCCCACCTTTGCTGGCGCGAACCTCACTGGCCCTCTGGATATTGCGAGAACGAATCCTGCCGGGGCCATGATTACCCTGACGGATAATGGGGTGGCCGGAACTCAGAAATCCATTGTTTTTCGGGATGGAGACACGGTTCGTGGTTCCATTGATAACATACAGGCCACGAATATTCTCCGGGTCTTTGCTGGAGAAGTCGAGGCTCTCCGGTTCCATGGGGATGGATCGTTACGTTTCCCACTGCACACTTCTGGAGTTTTAACTACTGACGCCGATGGGGACGTGATCGCAAATAATGTCCTCACGGCCAACCAGATCTTATACGGCGCGGCGGGGAATACGATTGCCAGTTCTGCAAATTTTACTTTTGATGGATCTCTGACTCTTGGGCTTGCGAGCGGGGGGATCATAGACTTTGCCTCTGGTGGTTTGACTCTGACCCATAGTGCTCCGGCTGGCGCGGACACCCTCACGCTGGCTGGAGGCGTATTTGTTCTCTCCGCAGGCACAGCGGCGGCAGCTAGCTTGCAGCTTGGAGCGAGCACGGTAGGGCTATTTGCCGCGAGCGCGAATGAGCTAGGTGTTGCCCTGGACGGTGCGCAGGTTTGGAACCTAGCTGCCGATGCGCTTTCACTTTTGAGTGACACTGGGAAGTACAGGCTGGGGGTGGGCTCGGACCTGATTTTAGGTCGTGAGGCTGCCGCCATTCTCCAAATGGGTATTGATGCTGCCGCACCCGTCGCGCAAACCCTCAAAGGCCCCGATGGCAGTGGAACGGACAAGGCTGGCGGGAATCTTACGATTGGCGCGGGTCGGGGCACAGGCACAGGCCTTGGGGGTTCTTTCATTGTCGCCACGGCACCGGCAGGCGGCGTGAGCGGTACGGCGCAGAATGCGTTGGTGGATCGTGTGACCGTACTATCTACGGGTGTCGTCTGGTTTTCCCCCCAAGACAATGCCGCAACCCCAGTGGCGCCTACGGCTACCCTGAAGGCGTTTCTTTACAACAAATCCGTTGTGGATGACGGCATTATCACCCTCCCTGCCGTGACGACGATCGGTCGCGGAAGGGTCTTTGTAGAGGGCGGGGCGACCTACGCTGAGTTCTTCGTGAACGGAACGGGCACGGTCACGCTGTTAGGGGCTGCCGTGCTAACGACAGCGGACGTAGTAGCTAACGCGGACACAGACACAAAGTTGTGTATCGGCACGGCGGCGGCTCAAGAGCCACTACAGATCAAGAATCGCCTTGGGGCGGCTAAGGTGATCAACGTGGAGTTTTGGTATGACTGAGAGATGGTTTTCCCGGCCCGCTGCGGGCTCTGGATTTCGGGGACGGCGAGGGAGCGTGGTGGACGTTGGTGAGTTGGTAGAGGAAAATTAGTGAAAGCCATAACTGCTTTTGTTCTAGGTTGGCTTTGGCTTCTTGTGAGGCGATGGGTTTTAGTTGCCCTGCTGTTTGTGGCATTAGCTTATGTATTGTTTGGATGCGTTTTGACAATGTATAATGGAAAGTTGGAGAGCGGAAGCGTGTCCATGGTGCCGCGTTGATGGGGAAGATCGAGGGTTGCGGTTTGAACAGGCTATTCAGATCCTGGAAATCGAAGGGGCTTATAAGGCCGCTCCTGATACCGGGTGGGAACAACGGCTGGAGTATTATCGGCGGGTCCTTATCCCAGCCGCCGTGGAGTCTCATCACAAGAAAATCGCCCTTGTCCATCCCGATAAGAACCCTGCCGGGATTGAAGAGGCTAAGAAGCTTTCTCAGGCTATCAAGGCTGTCCGGGACCTTGCCCGTAGTCAGGAGGCAAGGTTCAAAGAGCGGGTTGCCGCCTTTCAGAAAAACGACGAACGAACAGATAGTAAACTGGATGCTCCCGGGGTCCGTGAGGCGATTGCCAAGATTGAGTACTATTTTGGTGAGATTCGCTGCCTCATGGATGCTTATAAGATCAGCGATGATTTGCTCTACTCAGCGCGGCGGAAGAGGGGGCGGCGCTGGAGGCATTTCCTCAAGCCGTAGGTTGGAGGTGGGATGGATTGCAGGAGCCTACTCGGTACGATGAATTTATTGGCATCCCGGACATGGCCAGGAATTGGATACACCTGGACAGAGGTCCAGGAATTCGACTTTTGCACAGGCACGGGGACCAACGGAGCATCCGGCTCCGGATCGTGGAGATCGAAGGGGTCTTGCAAGGGGAGGGCGGCGTTGAAGAAGGGCCAGGGGGTTTCCTGTGTGCGGTCTTCCCACCGGCCCGCTGGGCAAATGGAGCCGTAAAGGTTCTTAGATGGGTGTGGTTCATTGTTCAAGCGACATGGATCATTTGGAAGGAGAGAAGAAAATGAAATTGAGTAAGATCTTTGGGATTTTCATGGTATTGGTTTGGGTGGCGATCATGGGGGTGCTTCTTGCTTGGACCGTTTTCGCTGCGGAGGCCCCTGTGGTCACAGTTCCGCCGGGTGGAGTGGTGATTTCCCCGACGCTGATTTCCATGCTGATGGCGGTAATTGTCCCTATGCTGTTGGCCTTTGGCAAAGCCAAGCTGGGCCTGGAGCAAATGAGCCGCCTATTACCCGTGTTGGCTGCAGTGCTAGCAATCGTGATCGACATGCTACAGAGCTTGCTAACTAATGTGAGTCTTGGCCCACAGACTGCCGGCATGGTGGGCTTGGCGGGTGTTGGGCTCCGGGAGGTTGTGGATCAGATTAAGAAGCTTGGAGCTTGAAGCGTGGAGGCTTTGGGTGGGATGACGGCCTGGGTAGTTTTGGGGATAGTCCTCCTGGTGGTGGCCGTCATAGCCTTTTCCTCCTGGCTGTCTATAAAGTGGGGGGAGATGAGGGGGATCAAAAATGAAGCTGAGAAACTCCGGCTGTCAGACCAGCAAAAATCCCACTTGGTGGAGGAGCTTCGTGAGATCAATCGAAAAAGTCGGGAGGAGCGGGATAGTGGTCGTGGTCCTTTCGATGCTTCTCCTGGTCGGGTGCGCCAGTTTGGGGGCAAGCTCAACCAAGTGGCCGGTCCCGACGATCCCCAGCCGCCCAAGCCTTGAATATGGCTTTGTGGAGGTGAATCCAATTTCTGGGGGGACGATTTGGTTGATGAGCCTAGAGGACAAGCGGAAGGTCGATAGATACATTTTCGACCTAGAGGAGTCCTTGCGGGAGGCCGAAGCTACGATCCGGGCCGTGAATGGTGAGTTGAAATGAGAGAGCATTGGTCTACTAAACCCGTTAACTGGGCAATGAGTGGTGTCTTTCTGCTGGTTCTCCTGTGGATCTTGTCCGGGGTGGTTTTCGCTGGAGAGCCAACTGGGGCTGTAAAGATTAAACTCCGGGAGTTTGGTCCGACGGCTTGTCCAGTCCAGAAACCAAAGGTTGTGAAGCTGGAGGACGGCACCCACAGTAGAACTTCTCCCCTCTACCTAATTACCATCGCCTGCCTTTCCGGCGCTAAGTGGCAGGAAGAGTGGACAAATTACCCGGAGAAAGGGGGGACGTTCATTCGGGAAGTCCCTGGTACTCGGCAGCGTTATTCGCCATATGAGGAAGGGGGGACAAAGTGAAACCAAGCCACGTGGGCTTCTTTGTTAGCTTAGTTGTAGGACTTCTGCTGCTGATTTCTACAACATTGTCTTTTGGGGGGGAAGCCAAAAAAGAACCCCTGAAGGAACCTCCAGCCCTGGTCGAGGTGGACGTTCTCAAGATGAAGCTGGCTAGGGCGGAGTTAAACGCTCTTCAGGAGCGGATTGGTCGTCTTCTGGCGGAAGCTGGTTTGACTCAAGCTGTGAAAGAGAAGGAAACGGCATTGAACAAAATTGTAGAGGACGCAGCGAAGGCCCAAGGAGTGGACCTGAAGCTGTACCTTCCGGACCCAGACAAGAAAGCCTGGGTAAAGCGATGATCGTGGAAATCGTTGCAGCAGCAGAGAGCGTAGCAAGGTCCGTAGGGCCGGTTTACCAGGAGGTGGGGTTTCCTTGGTCTGGGGTGTTTCAAGGGGTATTGGTTGCTTTGCTTGGGTGGCTGATCATGGAGACGTACCGGACCCGCTCTAAGTCATTGGATAAGGTTACGGAAGTTCACTGGGCTATCAGTGCGGAGATCCAGGAACTCCGGGGGCGGCTGAACGACGGGCTTTCCGCCTTGAGCCGGGAGGTGGCTCAAGTGATGAAGTGGATCGAGGGCCATGAGAAATTGGATGATGAGCGGCACAGGTCAACTTTGGATAGCTTGGAACGCTTGCGGAAGGCTGGGGAAGGAGGGGACCAAATTGTTTAGCTTGGAAGCTCATGAGGGGACACCGCTTTACACAAATAACCAGGTGAACAAGGCTATTGTTGTTTCTCACATCCATATTACCCAAGTGGAAGAACGGGAGGATAGAGGACCGAATTTGTTTTTCCGTTCCGTCGGGTCCAACGGACAGGTTGTTGAGGCGCTGGCTAGGTTTTTCTTGGAGTATCCTGGGCTTTACGAGGCTGTTGGGGGAATGAAAGCTCTCCTGGGGAATTTGAAGAAGTGACTTGGACTTATAGCTCTGTTGATTTGACTACCTCGTTGAACAAAGTCCGGCTCACGATTGGTGACACGGATAGTGGAGACCCTCTGCTTACAAACGAGGAGATTCAGTTCCGGATTGACAATGAGGCCACAATCTGGTCAGCGGCTGCCTCCTGCGCGGACGACATTGCTGCCAAGTTTTCACGTCAGGTGGACAAGAGCGTGGGGGATCTACGGCTCTCGGCTTCCCAAAAGGTTACTCAGTATAGGGACTTGGCTATGAGCATACGGTCCAGGAAGGGCTTGCTTCACGCCTTGCCGTTCGCTGGTGGAATCTCTGTGACCGGGAAGGAGACCCACGAGGAGGATGAGGATCTGGTGCAGCCGGACATCCGGCGTGGCATCCACGACAACCCTGACATAACGGATTCGGACGATAACGACGATGATTAGGGGCCTTCGATATGTCGTTTGAAAATGATTTCTTAGACCTGATGCCCCACGAGGTGACAATTGAACCGCTTTCCTCCCAAAATGAGCACGGGGAATTCACTTACGGGGCAGCCGTGACCTACTCCGCCCGGGTGAACGGGAAGATCCGCCGGGTGATTGGCATAGATGGGCGGGAAGTGACTTCTATGAAAACAATTTACCTGGGGCCTGGGGTTCAGTCAATCTCCACAAGAGACCGGATTACCCTTCCTCCGGGACATGAACCCCAGACCCCTCCCATATTGTCTATCGATTTTAAACCGGATGAGGACGGGCTGCACCACGTAGTGGTGTACTGCTAGGAGCTTTTTGTTAGTGGCTAAAGATTCTGATATAGAGATGAAGATAATCAACCTAGACAAGGTGACCCGGCTTCTTCAAAAGATCGGTGAGAAGGTAAGAGATCATATTGGGACGGCTTTGTACCGGGAAGCGGAAAGGATTATGACAGCCTCTAAAAAGCAAGTCCCCGTGGACACTGGGGCTTTGCGTAGCACAGGCCATATACGGGAGCCAGAGGTCAGCGGAAATATGGTCTCTGTTGTGCTAGGGTATGGAGGCCCAGCTGGGGCCGGGTTGAAACCTAGAAAGGGCAAGAGATCCAAAAGGGTAATTGACAATGTGGGCTACGCTGTGTACGTCCACGAGAACCTCAATGCTAAGCACCACGTTGGGGGTGCTAAGTTTTTGGAAAAGCCTATGCTAGAAGCCCAAAAAGGTATGGACGATCGGTTGGCTAGGGAGATTGCAGCCATAATCCGGGAGACGGCTTAAAAATGGTGAGTGAGGAGATTACAGCCTACCTGGAGGCTCAGGGGATAGGGACTAGGGGCATGAATTTGTTTTCGGATGTCACTCCGGAGCAGCCAGATAACTTGGTCTCTGTTAATCTTTACACCGGTTCACCCCACATTCATACATTGGGTGGGGGGGCTGGTTCAGCTGCGTTAGAAAGGCCCCGTCTCCAAGTGAGTGCCCGTAACACTGACCACGACAATGGTTGGGATAAGGCAAATGATGCCCTCTTATTGTTAGATGGGCTGAATAATACCACCTTAAGTGGGGTCAGCTACCTTTCCATTTTCGCGCTACAACCTGTGTTCCTGATTGACCGGGATCAAAACAACCGTTGGGTTTTTGGATTCAATATCGAAGTTGTTAAGGAACTGTCCTGATGCCCACGAGAAGGAGGAAGAGAAAGATGAAGTTCCGTTGCTTGAGAGGGATGAACTACCCAGACCCGCAGCACCCTGGAAGAGAGAAGCGGGTGGAGCCCGGAGATATTGTAGAAGATGTCCCGGAGGAGTCTGTGGAGTGGTACAAGAAAAAGGGCTGCATCGTGGAGGTGGCGGAAGATCCTCCTGTCGCTGAAGGAAAGTCCGCAAAGAAGAAGTTCAAGACAGAAGGAGGGGGGTGATTAAGGATGGCTTTTCTTTCTGGAAAATCAGCAAAGGCTCTGGTCAACGAGTTTGACCTGAGTGCCTATTTTAACTCCTGTGATATTGGGGTTGATGTTGCTGCTTTGGAGACGACGGCCTTTGGAAAAACTAGCCGGAACTATCTGGCTGGTTTGAAAAATGGAACAGTTTCCTTGGCCGGGTATTGGGACGGAGCGGCCAGCGCCGTTGACGTTGTTTTGGCGGCGTCATTGGGGGCTTCGGCTGGAAGGGTGGTTACATTTGGCTCCGATGGGCTGACCGTAGGGAAACGGGTGAAGCTAGTCTCTGGTAAGACTACTTCCTATCGGGTTTCTACCCCTGTGGACGGTGTGGTAGCAGTGTCAGCTGATTTGCAAGCTGATAATGGTGTGGACCATGGACATTCTCACCACGCTCTGGCTTCTGAGGGGGCAACTGGGAGCTCTGCTTCAGTGGACGGGCTGGCGGGCTCGACCAACGGGGGGGTGGCAAATCTCCATGTCACGGTGAACACAAGATCTGCAAACTCCACCTTTAAAATTCAGGATTCGGCGAATGACATAGCCTGGGCTGACTTAATCACCTTCGCTGTAGTAGCCACTACAGTGGTGACCTCAGAGCAAGCCACCGTGGCAGGGGACGTGGATCGGTACACACGTGGGGATTGGACCTACGCGGCAGGGACCGGAGCGGACACGTTTGCTTTGGCCTTTGCCAGGCGGTAAAAAGAGAGAAGGAGGGATAAAAAGAAATGGCGTTTGCAGCAGGGAAAGCAGGAGTTTTCAAGATCGATGATGCAGCAGCTGGGCTGACGGACCTCAGCCCGTACCTCGACAATGTGGATTTCCCACGGGAGGTGGCTGCCCTGGAGACGACGGCCTTTGGAAAGACGAGCCGCAACTACATTGTCGGTCTGATCAACGGCACGATCAGCATTTCCGGCAAGTGGGACGGTGGGGTTGACCCGGCCCCAGATGTTACCCTGAGCGGGGTGCTGGGTCAGGCCGCCACATTGTCGTTTGAGTACGGGCCGGAGGGCTCCACGGGTGGGATGATTAAGTATTCCGGGGAGTGCATTTTGACAAGTTACCGGATTTCCACCCCGGTGGATGGGGTGGTGAGCTTCTCGGCAGATTTCCAGATCACGGACAATGTGACTCGGGGAACCTGGTAAGAGAGACAAGGGAGAGGAATCGTAACCAACACACACTCTAGCAGGGAAGGGAGAAAACGGAGATGGCACCGTTACGGACAGTGGACCTGGAGTTAGACCGGCCCAGGAAGCTCCGCTTTGATGTGAATGCGATTGATGACTTTGAGCGCCGGGCCGGGGTGCCCCCGTTGGAAGCTATGCAGGCTGGCCGGATCGGGCATATTCGGGATCTGCTCTGGGCTGGTCTGAAATGGGAGGACCCTAAGCTCACTACTATCAAGACGGGGGACTTGCTTCAAAGGGCGATGGATGAAGGAACTGAGCTTGAGGATATCGTGGATCGCATCCTAGAAGCTCTTATCCAAGCTGGGATTGCCAAGCGCCGGGAGGGGTCTACCTCCACTTCAGATTCCAGGCCTGCGGGAGGGCCTGAAGGAAACCCTACCCAGTAGCGGTGGGCTGTCCCAAGTTTGGCTTCCGGCCCACTCAAATCGCGGACTTGCTGGAGGACATAGAGCCGTCTGCTTACATTGAGCTGGGTATAAAGCCTTGGGAGTTAGGCCGTTGGACCCCTTATGAGTTGGAGCAAGCTCAAGCTGGTTTACAGGTCAAGTGGGAACGTGAGGAGGATATGTTGGCCTGGTTGATTGCTTGGGTAGTTAATGGATTTGGTACTCAGAAAAAGAAGATCACCGTGGAGCGTATTTTGGGTAGGAAACCTGGAATGAGGCAGGCAGTGCGTAGGATTAGGAAGCAGGAACAACACCAGGCCGAGGGGGAAATCAAGACTGAGGAGGGTTCCTAGCCGATGGCTTTAGTGGTGGCGGACCTGGTAGCCAAGCTTGGGTTTGACCCTAAGAATTTTGTGAACGGGGTGGACCAGGCTGGGCGGAAGGCTAAGAGCCTGGAGCGGGACCTGGAATCCTTGAGCCATACCAGGGTGCGGGTAGACCCTTCGCAGCTTTCCTTGTTTTCCAATGCGGTTAGTACTGCGGGTAAAAAGACTCAGGCTTTGGAGGGTGATTTACAATCGTTGGGGCAAGAGGCTCGTAAGAGGCTGGACCCCTCCAAGTTTTCTGAGTATATCAACGCTGCAGATCGGGCCGGAAAGAGCACCAGAAATCTGGAAGATGATATAGGGTCTCTGGGGTCAACCGGTGAGAAGGTCCGGGGGAAGATTTCTGCTCTTCAGGCCACGGTAGTCAGTTTTGTGGCCGCCTTTGTCACCAAGAATATCATTGATGCCGCCGCGCAGATGGAGATGTTTGAGGCCAGGTTGACCACTGTTATGGGTAGCGCCACACGGGCTAAGTCTGAATTGGTAAAATTAACAGACTTTGCTAAGGCCACCCCGTTTGAGCTGACTAACTTAGTAGAGACCCGTATTCAGTTAGAGAGCGTAGGAATCACCGGGGACAAGGTGATCAAAACGCTTGGGGATACCGCTGCCGCCTTTGGGCGTGATATAATGGAAACAATTCCAGCTGTGATCGGTATGGAATCTGAGGTACTAAGGCGTTTTGGTATCGATGTGGAGAGGGAAGGGGGGCGGGCTGTTTTCCGTTGGAAGGATAGATTGGGGGAGATGCGCAACGAGACCGTGATTGGCTCCCGGGATATGCAGCGGGAGATGCTCCTCTCTATTTGGAATGACCGTTATGAGGGGGCTATGGAGAAGATGGGGGGACAATGGAAGAACCTCACTTCTAACATTACTGATACTACAACTCAGCTGGCTGCCTCTATAGGGAAGGAAATTCTCCCTATGATGAAGGAGGTGGCTTCGAGTATTATTGCCGCTGTGGACGCCACAAGGGAGTGGTTCAAAGAGAATAAAGCGTGGATCAATCTAGGGGTATCAAACGCTTACAATCTAATCAAGATGCAGGTGGAGGGGGTGACTCAGGTTTTAGGGACTCTATCCTTTGCTTTGGGTCCGGTGTTTACGGCCTTGGCTAAATATCCGGTCATAGCTGAGATTGGAATTATCGGGTTGATCATTGGGAGGACTCCTGTAGCTATAGCGGCTGGGCTTTCTGCTGTTACCTTGGCTCTGTTGGAAGCAAATAAGACTGTTGGAGATTGGCTTTTATGGCAATTGAAAAAGGTTACTTCCCCGGAGGCTGCTCAGAAGATTATGGCTGAGTATGCCAGTCAGCTTCAACGGGCCGGGGAGCGGGAGAGCTTTGAGTTGACTGCCCCCGAGGCCGCTATCAAGAAGCAAATCGCAATCACAGAGGATATGATAAAGACAAAAGCCGTCCTGATACAGATGGATGCTGAAGCCCTCTTGGTCCCGGATAAAAATGTAGAGATGTTGGGGAAGCTGGAAGAGGCACAAAAGAAGCAGCTAGATACTCAAGTTAAGCTTTACTTGGAGGATCTGAAGAGCCGCACCAAGGCATGGGACGCTGGCAATGAAGCTTACGCAATATCGGAAGCCGATCTGCTCAAGACTACATATGAGTATCAAAAGAAGGATGAAGATGCGGCTTGGGCAATAGTCCGTGAGCGGGCTAAGGCATATGAAGGTGGAATGAATGCTTACCAAACGTCCCTCCGGGACCAGTACGACGCGGAGACCCGGGTTTCCGATGACGTGGTAACTGCTGTCCGGCAGGCTGAAAGGGATAAGGTGCAGGTCCATGCGGCGGCGGTTATGAAGATGGGGATAGTGAATTCAGAATACGCCGCAGCACAAAGAACCCAGATGGATAAGAGTGTCGTGGAATACCGTGCCGCAGGCGTTGCTGAGGTTGACATAGAGCGGTGGACCAACAAAGAGATAGTGAAACTTAACACTGATCGTTACCAGAAGATCCGCAACGATGAGATTACTGACTTGCAACTCCGTCTCCAGTATGCGAAGGACACCACTTCAACTTACGGAGGGGTTTGGGAGCAGATTAGCTTACAGTCCAAACTGACTTTTGAAAAAATGCAGTTGGATGCCCGCAATTGGTCCGACGCGGTGGGGACGGCGATAATGAATTTTGCCCAGGGGGTTTCCAGCACTTTTCAGGTTTATTTCAGAGATGTCCTCAAGGGGCACTTTGGCAGCCTGAAAGATTTGTGGCAGGGTGTGCTGGATAGTATGCTCAATGCTTTCTCGAACATGATTGCGCAGATGGTCACAAGCTGGGCAATCTCTGGGCTGGGGCAACTGCTATTTGGGACTCCTGTCACTGGTGCAGGTTCTACAGCTATTAACGCCTTGAACTTGGCAGGATCTGGCGCCCAGTTAGCATTTGGTGGTGGGACAAGTGGTCTTATTGGGACCGGGGGGGCTGCCGCCTCAGTTTATAAAGCAGGTAGTGGCATTCTAAGCGCCTTGGGGATCACTGGGGCCTCGGGAGCGGAAATGGCTGCGGCAGCCGACATTGCGTTGACTCAAGCAGGAGTTGGGGCCACGGCTGCTGCTGGTGGTAGTGCCGCAGGTGGAGCCGCAGCGGGGATATCAGCTTTGGGGGCGGGGGCTTTAGCTGCCGCGCCGTTCTTGCTGACAGAGTTTGTCCTTGGTCCTCTGATGGGGTATGGTAAATCACGAAACGAGCCCGTGCGTTTTGACTTAGCTGGTGGAGTGTATGGGTTAGGAGCCCCACTGACTCCTGAACTTGCTAGTTCTATGCGGCAGGGAACCCACATAGTAGATGGTTTGCCAATCCATCCAGGAGACCCTGTGTGGGATAGAGTTTCCACCGTGGGTCAAACGGTGGGGTCCTACTTCAATGACTTTCTGAGTACGGTTGAGGCAACATACCACCCGGCGGCATTGCGGGATGCTGGGTATTTTGCGCACGGTGGAATTGTTGGGGACTCATCGGTCCCTCGGCGTTTTGTCCCGGCGGCGGCCTTCTGGGGGGCTCCTCGTGCAGAGATGGGTTTGAAGGTCGGGGAGTTCCCGGTCATCGCTCATGCAGGGGAGCGAGTCCTTAGCCCATCCGAGACAGAGGCATATGAACGTGGAGGGCGGGAGGTACACATCCACCTGGAATTGGACGGGAAAGAGGTGGGCTACGCTATTCTCCGCCATGATGACGTGATTACGCAGATGGATTACCGCTTGGACAAGAAGGCTAAGAGGACCTATCGGTAATGGGGGACGCCAGGTTTCTCTACAATAATTTGATCTCAACGGAGTCCATGCTTTCCGTGTCCTCGTTGCGGACCGGGATCGTCACGGATGCTAAGAAGGACGGGGCCGGTTCCGCCGTGATTTCTACTGGGGGGAGCTACTCCGGAACCACTGATCTGGAATACATTGTGGAGATTGACTCCATAGCCGGGGGGGCTGAGGTGGGGCAAGCCACGTTCCGTTGGTCTGATGGAGGTGGGACATGGGATGCCACAGGAGTTACCACATCAGCTACCCCTACTACACTGAACAATGGGGTAACGGTTGCTTGGACGACTGGCTCTGGGGCTGATTTTGTTGTGGGGGATGCTTGGTACTTCAAGGGTGTCAACCTCTTCAACGCGGGAAAAATGATCGACTGGGATCGGGACCATCGCTATCGGTCCTTGACTTTATCTTCTCCAAACACGATCACCGCTGACTTTGGTGTAGCCAAATCTGTAGAAGCTCTGGTTCTGTTTGATCATAATTTTACCAGTGCCGCCACCATCACCCTTTGGGCGGACGACGCGGCCACATTTGACTCAGATGGGGGGAGCCCGCAATTCACAGAGTCCGTGACCTGGACTGTGGACAAGATTATACATTACCTTTCTGTGGCTACATCCAAGCGGTATTGGCGGGTACGAATTACTGACACAACGAACCCAGATGGCTTCTTGGAAATAGGGGAATGGTTCCTGGGGACGTACACTGAATTGTCCCGCAATTACGATGAGGGCTTTGAAAGGTCAATCCCACTTCTCCTGCAGGCAGAACAGACTGTACAAGGGGTACTGAAGCGCCGTTTCTTTAACAAGCAACGCCGGTTCCGAATGGTCTTTAGTGCCCTTACGGCTTCTGACCTTACAAACTTGGAAACTTTGGTGGATACGATCGTTGATAAGTCGGCTCAGCAAATCAACCCATTTTTCTTTCACGAAGACAGTGCCAACAACGTGAAGATTTGGATGGTGAATCTTAGTGAACTCCCCGAGGTTCATCAGACATTGAGTGTTTATCAATCGGTGCTGGAAATGTTGGAAGTCCCCACGAGCATTTGAGGAAGGCTGTGTATAGAACGACGATTGGATTTCATAACCGGGTGATGCGTGGGGAGACTCCTATTTGCTATGTGATTATTCAAACCCATATGGGTTGGCGGGCTTACTCAGAGAAAGAGATAGGAGAGGCGTTTGCCTTTGATGGTTACCTTGCAGACGGCTCCGTGCTAGCGGATGGATCTCAGTTAGCCGGAGCAGATAGTGTGGGGGTGTTGGAGAAATCAGCCCGGGTTTTGGAGTTTGGATCTTTTGAGAGAAGCTTACAGCCACTGAAGGAAGACTTGCTGTTAGCTTATCAATCGAAAACTCTTCAGCACCTTTCCATAACGCTCAACAATACAGATCGGTACTTTTCCCAGTTGATGGCAAAAGAACCGTTTCTGGGGAGGACAATCCAAGTCTATGTTGGTTTTGAGACAATCCCTTTTTCAGAACATCTGAACTTCTTCACCGGGATCATTACGGAGGTCAGCCCCATGGCCCGGATGACTATTGAGGCAGATGAGCAATGACCCAGTTCTCTGATACATTTTATCTTGATCGAGCGGGCCGGTACGCAAACCCGCTAAATGGGAATGACCGGCTCCCGTTGGTGTATGGAGACCTGACGGACGGAACCAATGGAATTTGGATTCTCCCTTGTATTGATACAGTGAACTTTGTATACGCTTTTGCGGGTCACGCGGTACAGAGTGTAGCGGATGGGAACTCTATCAATATCTACGCGGACGGTGTGTTGGTCAATCCTGCCAACTACGTTTTCGATGAATCAAATGATTATGAATCGGAGGGGATCATTTCCACTATTGACTTCTCCTCCGATCAGGCCAATGCAATCATCACAGCCAGAGGGAAGGGGAAGTCCTCCGGAGCCACACTGACCAGTAATATTATTGATATAATCAATGATTTCCTAACCGTAGAAAATGACTTCGTTGCAGCAGACTTTGAAACTACGGCCAAGGCAACGGCCTCGGCTCTGTTCACTGCTCAAGGCTATGCAGCGGCGGGGGTGCTTAGTGGGGACCACCCAATATGGGATGTGTTGGTGGGGATGATGGGAAGTTTTCTGGGGGATTGCTTCTTGGGTGGGGCGGGGAAACTGTTTCTGCGGATTGATGACGGAAGCACCCCACAAATTATTTCTGGCCTCATACGATATGGGAATACCCGGTTGCAGGATGCAAAGGCGCGGCTGGTGAACTTGATCAATCAATGCCCGGCCAGTTACGCCTATAACTACGCCACAGAAGAGTTCAGGCGGCACACGGATGCTGCGGCCCAGGCAGATACCGTTTCCCAAGGAATCTTTGGAACCCGGAAACCCGTGAGCCCTTACCAGTTCTACTGGTGTCGGGATACAACGGACGTTCAAACTATGCAAAGCATTATTGTAGGGAGGTTGGCTTACCCACTGTACGAGGTGGTCCTGGAGGACCTGAGCCTGGAAAACGTCCACGTAGATCAGGGGGACTTTATCCAGGCTTCTGTGGATTCTTTGTACGATGAAAACGAGGACCCTCTACTGAATCAAATTTGGAGGGTAATGGCCGTGAGTCCAGAGCCCAGCAGACGTTTGGTCACTTTTCGACTCTTGCAGACAGATATTTTTGTGGGGGCTGGTTACATAGCTGACGGAACCCATCTGGCGGATGGTTCTGTCAAGGCGGGTGGTAGTCGGGACATGACGTTATACTAAAAAGGGGAGGGGAATGAGCGGATTAAATTTTGCAGCAATATGGAAGCGGGTGGTTAAGAACCAAAATAGTTGGGTGGTGTTTTCTCACGGAACTGTAGTAATATTTCTCCCAGAAGATCTACAGGCAGAGGGGTTTGACTTCTGTGTGGAAGCTGTAGAGCGTCTCAAGAATCTCAAGATCAAAGATATTGCCGTGGCCGAGTTGGTTGGGCAAGGGCTGGGTTGGATCATCAACTGCGGGAATGATTACATTCTGAGTTACCTGCCACACGGGGATTATGAGTCCAGGTATGATCGTATGTCCGAGGTGATTGAAGTCCAGAGATTAGACCAGAGGGACTTGAAAATTATTCACGTTCAGATTTAGGAGGTTCCCTAAATGGCTGACCAAAGAATTATTTACACCGAGGAAATGGTGGGGGCTACACACCCCACCAAGAGTGACACCTTAAACCGCCTAGCCGTGGTAGAGCACAGTAATGATGGAACCCACAACCCAACAGCTTCCCTTTCGGCAGACTTAGGGCCAGGGGGAACAGCCGCTAGAGCCGCTGGAGTCACTTATCAAAACACTAGTGCGAAGGTCCGTCGGGTAGAGGTGCTCATTGTCGGGACGTTGACAGGGAAGCTTTCGGCCACATTGAAAGTTGAAAACGCTAATCCCCCTACTATAGTCCGTTGTAGTGCTATTATTGATGTGAATGCCGCCGTTGACAAACACGTTACTGCGTTGATTGGTTGGGTGCCTGTAAACTGGAGGTACTTAGTCACTTTGGTAACCGGGGCCGTGGACTCCTGGTTTGAGTACGACGAAATCTAGGAGATAGGATGCGTTTCGCCGGGCAGGCAATCTTCAATCTAGCCGAGGTCGGTGGAATCTCCATCGACCTTTGGGAGCAGGTGGCGAAGGCCGGAGGAGGTACTATCCTTGTGCCTGCCGGTCAGTGGCCAGTCCAGGGAACGGTCTGGACCGATTTTATTAACCGAGCTTCCCAGGTAGCTCTCGTTGGGGTGGGGTCAGCCAGTCAAATTATAGTAGCCGAAGGCGGGATTGAGTTTGATAACCTTCATCACGTTTCGATTGAGAACCTGGTTTTTGATGGGAGGCAAGTCTCTTATGGGAATGTACAGCTTACCTTTTCCCATGTCTATCAAGCCAATATGCGAAATGTAGGCTTTTATGGCTGTAGAACTACTGGAGAATACAGTTCAGTAATTCGCTCCACGGTCACGGACCTATCATTAGAGTCGGTGCAATTCCGGGCTTGTGCTGGAGAGCGGAGTGTGCTTCAGAGTGGAGTGAATGGCGCAGCTTCCTGGTTGGGGTTATCCCTCCGACAAGTTGAGTTCATTGACTACGGAGTGTTGAACGGCAACTTTTATACTGTTTATCCATTTGATGGGGCTTGGGTCCGAGTGGAGCAATGTGGAGAACAAAATGACGCTTATAGCCAGAGCATAGTCAGTTTAGATGGGGTACGGATGGATGAAATGGCCAAGTATGGGCTGATGGTTGTCCCGGACCCTGCCACCTCAGCGGCGGTTGAAAATGTCCACGTCCGGGGGCTGCTCTGCAACGTGGGGCAAATCCCTGGGTCCGCTGGAGTCTATGTCCGCTACGTGAAAAACCTGGATGTGGAGAGATCCAGTTTTGCTTATGGGGATTGGGAACTAACCCAATCGGATGCGATTAATGCCGGGGACGCCGAGAGGCCCGTAGACCACGTTAGCATCAAGAAGACCCGTTGTGTTGGCCGGGGGCAGAGAATTACAATTCATGATTCGACCAAGAGCCTGGAACTGGAGGACACTCTATATACCGAGTTAGTCTCCAACCCACTGACCACTCAGCATAAGATCACGAAGGATGGGGTTCAATTGTGAGCTTATTGATCGTGCGGCTTCCGAAGAACCGTTGGAACCTGGGCACATTGGAGATGCAGGACAAAAGCGGTTCAGTAGTTTTTGGCCCGGTGTCTTGCTGCGGAAGGGCGGATAACTCTGGGGCCGGCGCGCATGGCAATCCAACTCGCGACTCCACCAAGCCGTATGGGGATACCCCACTGGGGGTCTACCAGGTCGTTGGGCTGTCTCCTGTGGACCAGCATGATGAGCATGAAGTCCGTCAGTATGGGAGGCAGGAGAAAATTGTCCTAGACCCAATCTCTGGGGATGCCCTGAAGTCAAAAAGGAATGGCCGGTACGGGCTCCTGATTCACGGAGGAGCCTTGAGTGATAACGGACAATTGCGGCCAACTTATGGTTGTATCCGCTTGGGTGATGAGGATATGTGGGGGCTGCTGGTTCAGTACCGGAGGGTCCGGGACTCTGGAGATTCAGCCGACAAGTTGCTGGTAAAACTGTCTAATTGATTTGGCCGGGAGCGGTCAAATTCCGTATGTTGTGGTTTTCAAATCAGTTGTAAGCCCTCCGGGAGCGGGCCAATTTTCCTCCGTTCTCCCCTTCAACCCCACAAATTGCTTACAACCTGTTGA